ATCTTCCAAGTGATGACGGCGGTCATTCGGTTTCTCCTTGTGCCAGCGAGGCGGTGAGCATGTTGACGAAGGCATCACGGCCAACCTGAAGCTGGTCAAGGTTGAACCGTGTCGAACCGATCTTGCGGTCCAGATCAGCGACGTGATTGATAAGCATCTTCTGCTCGTCCGTCAGTTGGTCTTCGGTGTAGTCTTTGTCGTTGATCGTGATGACGTTTGGTTTTTTCTCGGCCATCGTGATCCTCCTTTCGGGGTTAGGGGTTAAGTTAGCAAGCCATCAACACGCACGGGACAGCGTAGGAGCCGTCAGCGTAGGTGTGAGAGACATGGGTTGACGTGACCTTGGCGATGGTCTTGGATCGCACGATGTCGTCGCCCTGCGGTTTGGCCGTGCCGTTGCCTGCGGACATCAGGAGATCGCCGCGCTGGACCGTAGTGCCACCTGCGATGCGGATCACCATGTCGCCCGTCATAGCAAGCAGGATGTCGTTGTAGCCATCGTCGTTGCTATCCCAAGCCACGAACACGCCAGCCACGTTTGCATCACCTTCGACCGCGCTGACCTGAACACAGTTAAGCTGCTCGTTTTCCTCGCCGTCCCAGTTCGACATTTGGTCAAGGTTCGACATGACCGTGCCTTTGAGGAGTTCAGGCCGCGAGTTGTCAGAGAATTGCGCCCAACGGGAGAGGTGACCACCGTTGTAGCTGACAGTCGTGCCGGAGACGGAGATGCCTCCTTCTTGCGTCCCATCTTGATAAAAACGAACGAGGTCACCGTCATTCACTTTTCGGTTGACGCCAAGAGCGGGACCACCTTCCCCCGTGAGTTCGGACATAAAGCCGCCCGGTCTGATGGAGACGCCCGTTACGTTTGATGTCGCAGGCGAAACATTTGTCGTCCCAACCAGCAGGTTCCCGCTGCTGTCGATGCGGGCGCATTCGGTGGTGTTGCTTTGAAAAACGTGTGTAGCATTTCCATTAGAGGAGTCATACACTAGGTTGCCCGACGCAATCCCAAGCAAAAGCTGCGCACTAGATGTCCCTCTGAACGTAGCGATTGTTCCGTCGTCACTTCTCTGCACATGTATTTTTGAGGCAGGAGAAGTCGTCCCGATCCCCACGTTGCCTGATGCGTTAATACGCATGCTCTCAACGCCGCCCGTGGCCACAGCCACAGTGTCTACCGCAGGGAAGAAGATACCTGTGTCAAGATCGACTCCGCGAATAATTACGGGAGCCGCCGCCGACCCACCCGGAAGGCTGACGACAGACTGGATGTCGATCCGACCGAAGGCCGCAGTGGGCGTGAGTGCAAATAGTTCCACCACGCCGGGGTTACCATTCACTATCCTTGCTACGAACTCCCCGTCGGCAGTGGACGTGAAACGAAGAGACGGGGACCCCGATCTGACAAGGATTTCCCCGTTAACAGTGAGCGGCGCGGTGGGCGTGGTCGTGCCAATGCCGACGTTGCCTGCGTTGTCGATCCGAACCTTTTCAGTGCCAGCGGTTACAATGCCGATCCCATCCGATCCCGGAAAGTAGATGCCTGTGTCCGAGTCGCCAAAACGATGGACAGAGGGCTGGGCCTCGCTTCCCACACCTACGGCGACAGTCCCGTTAACAGTGAGTTGTGCGGTGCTTGGCAAGGCGGTAGTCGGCCCGACTCTGGCCGACCCGACGACGTCCAGCTTGGCTGCGGGTGCAGTCGTGCCGATGCCGACGTTGCCGTCCTTGTCGATGCGGAAGCGTTCGGCGGAGGTGCCTGCAACGTTGCGGGTGTGGATGGTGAAAGCAGTGGGCAGCTGTCCGACGGTGAACGATGGGTCCACGACGTAGCCGATCTGGCCATATGTGCCGCCGTACTGCACCCCGGAGTCGATGTAGTTGCCGAAGAACTGCATCGTGCTCAAGCTGCTGGCGGGGGCTGGAGCAAATCCGCTTCGCCCGCCGAAATTCAGGGAAGAGTAGTTGAAGTTCGCGTTCGCTGGTAGCAAGCCGCTGACGCCAAGCGACAAGTTCCCAGGAAGCAGCGCATTGCTGGGGTTCAGCGCCATTGCGACGTTTGGAGTTGGACCAAATCCACCGCTGCTACCGCCGTTCCCGATGTCGAAGATCAGAGCACTGGGTTGGCTTGCGAGGTTCGAATTGTTCACCGACCGGATGCGGGCGCGCGCCCCGGCATTGTCGTTCGCACCATAGAACTCGAGGATGCCGTTCGCCCTGCCGCGCTGGTACGACGACGCGCTGTTGCCGACTCGGAGCGTGATTGGCTCGGGGGGATAGGCGTATCTGAAGCTGGGGTTAGATATGCCTGTTGTGGTCGTCGTGACATCGCGATCAAGGGTGTAGGTGCCGATCCCCCCGGTCCCAGTCCCCAAGGCCGCGATCTTTGCGGTGACATACCCCGCAAGGTCGGTCACGGTCTGTCCTACGGCCAGCGTCCCACTCGTGACCGAGGTAACGTTCATGGTCGTGCCAGTGGTGGTGGACACGAAGACGCAGGCGAGAGCCGAGTTTGAGATGACCTCCATCCGAGTTCCGGGGGTGACCGTGCCGACGCCGACCCGGTCGTTGGTTGCGTCCACGAAGAAGGTGTTGGTATCGACGGATAGGTCGCCCGTGAAGTCCGGGGAATCCAGAGGGGCTAGTTCGTTAAAGTCTTCTGCCGCTGCGGTAATATATACAAAGGCGCTGCCGCTTAGGTTAATGGCTGTATCTGCGTTAGAACTTTCAGAAACAGTACGAGACAGGGTGGTGCCAGAAGAAGTGTAAGTCCCTGTACCGATTTCCCAAGCGTTACCATCTTCGATAACATATCTAACTACATCCCCGTTGACAACACCAGCCGAAGCAAAGGTTTGGTATCCATCAGCAGCGGTGCCAAGCGTGACAGTGCCTGTGCCAGTCGTAGCTGTGGTCATCTTGGCGCGATTGACTAGTTTAGACATGTTGAAAAAACCTCAGTAGGGCATTACACAGGATCGGGAATACCGATAGTGAAGGAAGACAGCGTAAACGAGTTACCTGAAGTAACAACCTGCGAAGCAGTCAAAGAACCCGCTGCAAGGAGGCGAGAGTTCACAGTATCTACGAGCGCATAGTGAGTCGCAGTCCCGTTAGCAGTCACAGAGCCATCAGAAATGGCAGCAACCACAACCTCACGACCACCGCCTGTACGGTCTTGTGGAGCGCCAATCGACAGGCTAGTGCTGTTGCCGAGGGCAAGAGAGGCGTTAGCTTCTGCGTAAGTGGCAGCTTCTGCCGAAGTGATCGTAACTTTGTTAGCTTCAGTGTCGAGAACGGTCAAACCATTGTCAAACACTCGATCATTAAGAAAGGGCATGTTATTTCTCCTCTACTTGAGCGTTTTCTACAGTTTGACGGTCAAGTTTTTGTTGGGTAGGTTTCTGTAGTTTAGCTTCATACTTGTTGCTATCGAAGTCAATCTCAGCAATTGACATAAGATCAGTGACAACTTCGGTCTGATCTTGCAGTTCAATGCCAGCACCATTGATGTTACGAAGGAAGGAAGCAATCTCACGAAGATCGTGGGGAGCAACGTCACCAGCAACAAGTTTAGGCAGGGTGGACCAATCAAGGCCATTCAACTGCCACAAACGCTCAACCAGTTGCTTGTTCAGCACATCTACAATCGTGTTGATGTAGCTTTCGAGGCTTCTGAGGAAGAGGTCAGTCTTAGTCTTTGACAGAGCGTAAGAACCGCTGCCAGAACCAAGCATAAGAAACTCAGCCATAAGGCTACGAGCAATATCATGCTGGTAACGCTTAACAACAGGATCAATGTCGATGGAGCGAGAGCCATTAGCAGTAATCAACTCCACATCCATGAGACGCTGGTTAGTAGGTTTGCCATCAGCATCTACATACAGGTCCGAGGGAAGAAGGGCATAGCCTTGTTCGTTGTTCTTCAGGTCACGCAGGATACGCTCAAATTGACCACGAAGTGCAGCCTGATCGGCAGTAGCATCTGCACTCAGATACTCCGCAGGCATACGACCAACAGGCACCCCATGAAGTTCTCGCTCAATAGCAATAGCTTCATATCCCTGAATCTTGTTGAGGTAAGTGTAAGAAACATAAGCGTTGCGAAGAACGGAGCGACCAGAGGGATCATTGTTGAGGCTCGTTGTGCGATAATACAGGGATTTTTCGACAGGGATCATTGCAGGGCGTTTGCCCCAAGCAGCCTCTTGATACATACCAAGAATTTCACCAGTGTTCTGGTCAACTTCAAACTCTTCAACAGTCCACGGAGCGCGGATAGCAATCTTCTTTACACCAATACGACCATCTTCGTACTTAGAGTTTTTCTTCGGTGAACGAGTGTCACCACCACGGACCTTGTAGACAACCTCGAACCACGAAAAACCATAGGTCAGGTACGACAGGGCTTCTGAGATGTGGTCGTCAAGGCTGTGGTCCATGTCCTCAATGACAGATTTGAGGAAGTCTGCTTCTCTTTTGGCAGCTTCACTGTCATCAGCGGGGACAATATCAATCTTCACATCGCGGAGGGTCTGTTCCACAGCATACATGACAGAGCCGACAATCGCATTATTGTCACGCATCTCTCTGTATTTCTGGATTGCCCTCTTACCTTTGAGTTCTTGAAGAAACTCGTCAGCACGAATGTCACCCGTGTAGGTGTTCTTACCATAGACACCAAGTTCAATCTTGGCTGCGGTTTCCGAGAGTTTCTTCATTTCACTACCTAATTCCGGCTGAGAAGACCTTTCGCATCAGCATAGGCCAAATTGAGTTCAGGTTTAGCCACACCTTTGAGGGCAAGTTCAGTTACAGCCCAGACCATAGCATCAAGCCTGTCAGGTGAACCAATAGAACCTAGAGGCTCCCACTGGACCATCTGATCTTCGAGGGCATCTAGACCCTTGACATGCTTTACTCGACCCCGTTCATAGAGGGCCGAGACAGGTTCTGCACGAGCGAACTTACCACGGGATGCGTGTACGAGTTTAATGGGGATAGTCTCATCTACACTCTTGAATGTATAGCGAACCATCTCACCACCTTGGTTGCGTTCTGCAACAATACGATCTGCACCATACAGGTTATAGAGTTCGATTGCTTTAGCAGCCCAACCTTCGGGGGAATATCTGTCTGTGGCATCTTGTAGGATATAGCAGACACCGTTGATGTCTTGCCCTGCCACAACAATACCAGTCATGTCACTTTCACTGTTAGCGGAGACAGCCGGATCGACTGATACCACAACACGAGCAAGTGTTTCTGCAAACTCTACGGGGTTATCAACTTCAACTTCACAAGTTGCTAGGAGTTGACGGTTCCACAAGGCACCAGAGGCTTCATCTAGGACTTCTGCATAGAGTTCCTGACGACCAAGGCGTGTGCCTTCATATTGAGATTTAACTGCTTCAATATAGCTTGTGGCAAGGTTAGCAGAGTTATCGAATGTAGAACCATAGGTCACAACGGTCTTAGGGTTCTTGAGAATGTCTCTAACGAGTTTTGTAGGCTTTGGGGTTGTGGTAACACAGACTTGAGGGTGTTTACCTAGACGGAGACAGAAGGCTAACATATCCCATGTGTCTCTGTCTTTATTCCAAGCAGCAAGTTCGTCACACCAAGCAGCCTCAAACTGAGGGCCACGAAGACGTTCAGGCTCTTCTGCACTAAAGAACTGGACGTAGGCACCATTCTCCCACGTCAGAAGACGTTTGGTTGGCGACCACAAAGGCTTACCTAGAGGCACACCTTTAATAGTCTTGTCATTCTTCCAGCAACGAGCAAGGAAGCCTGACTCACCGTTAATCATAACCCGTTCAATGTCGGAGTTGGTAGCAGCAATGGCAGCAATACGCTTATGCCCTTGCATCACCTTAGCACGAACCCACTCAACACCAGCACGGGTCTTACCGAAACCACGACCAGCATTGATGAACCAAGTGTTCCAGTCACCCTGTGGGGCAATCTGTTGT